TGTAAAGGTATAGGGTCTTCAGTGTGGTCCCCGGCGTAGAGCTCGGGCTGTGCTGTCCGTATCATATTCCCTCCTGGGGAAAAAAAGGGGCCCGAAGGCCCCAACAGTGGAGAGACACATGAGAAAGTGGGGAGAAGCAGGAGGGTTGCCGCTAGTGATGTTACCGTTGCTCGCGCAACTGGCGGAAGGGCTGGGCTCCTGCTTCTCAGAAAAAGGTACAGGGCTTCCCCTGTCTATAGGAGGGCCTCCAACTTGGTGAGGCTTCCTGTGTCTATAGGGGGGCCTCCAACTTTGCCCGGTCGTCGAACTCCGTACCAACGTACTCAGCGAGGAACAGCGCGTTCGCCACGATGTGGTCTACGTGGTTCAGGCCGGACTCGTCGTCCTCGTCAGGGCTCTGCGGGTCGAGCAGCTTAGTGGTGTGCCTCAGCAGGGAGTCCAGTATCTGCGTGGTCTTGAGACCCTTCTTCCAGTTGGCCCTGTCGTACTTGCGTTGGCCAAACTCGAGGGCCCGAGCCGCTGCCTCTAGGCCCTTGCGGGCTTCGAGGACCATGCTGAGTTGGGGTTTGCCTTGGTTGTGGCGGGTGGCGTTCACGATTTCAACTCCTTAAGTATGGTGGCCGTCCAGATCTTACGACGGAAGTAGGCGAATAGGGTGACACAAACTGAAACTACGAGACTCTTGTAAGCACTAGGGTCGGCGCCGAGTATCCCGGAGATGACGTAGTAGCTCAGTACCCAGGAGGTCAGGCCGTTGAAGGCTAGCTCGTAGGTGGTGGTGATGATGGTCTTAAGTTTCATCGGGGTGTCTCTGTGTGCGGGGTTCGTCTAAGTTCGAGACTATAGTATTGCTGCGAGACGTCCTTGTCAAGCAGTTTTTGATTTTATTTGTTGAGCAACTTCCAGTACTGAACCTGGTAGGTGCGGTTGGATTCCTCTAGGAGTTCGAGCTGGTCCCGAAGCTCCCGGTTCTCTGCTTCTAGCTTAGCGACGTAGGCGTCGTCCTTAGCTACTGGTGTGTAGGCTTCTAGATTCACGCGAGCACCTCGGCTACGATCCCCTGAAGGATGTCATTGCTGGCCCGCAGGTTAGTGATGGTCTCGTTCAGGTTGTTTGCGGTGGTGGCCAGCGCTTCGATGTGGCCGTTGGCAATCTCGAGGCCATCCTCAAGTTCGCTGCGGACCTGCATGCTAGCAGCGAGGGCTTGGATGAGTTCTTCCTGGGAGAAGTTCTCGGCGGTGATGGCGGCGATCTGGGCTTCAAGGTTGTTCATGGTCTGTGTCTCTCTCTCTGTTGTGTTGTTCGCTCAATGTGGGTCTATCTTATCTGAGCTCGACGTCCTTGTCAAGCTTTTATTTGAGGTTTATTTCGGCGGGTGTAGGTCAGGTGTCCAGAGGGTTACCTCTTTGGTTGTCCAGTCGTAGCTGGGAGTCTGCATCATGTAGGCTACGCGGGCTTGAGCCAGCGCGTCTTCCTCGGTGAGGCCTTTGGATTCGTAGGCTTCGACCACAGCTGCCCATCGGTCGCCCCAGGCTACATCCTCTAGGATCTTCTCAGCTTTCTTCGGGCCTATTCCGGGGATACCTTTGTATCCGTCAACGGTGTCGCCTTGTAAGGTCTGCATCATGTGCCAGCGATTCGACTCGTCGGCCTTGATGATCCTCTTCTCGCGAGTCCGCGGGTTATAGTACCTGCCTATGGTTTGCAGCAGGTCTTTGTCCTGCGAGACCACGACTTTGATACCGGGAATCATGGTCGGGTCGGAGCTGAGCAGAGTCATGATGTCGTCAGCTTCTAGTCGAGGTTCCATGTAGCAGTCATAAGTGGCCTCTAGGTGGCGTCGGACTGCGGGGTAGGCCTCCGGCTTAGGCTTAGCTTTGCGGTTACTCTTATAAGAAGGCAGCACCTCAAAGCGCCAAAGGTCAACATCAGATCGTGGGCTACTCAGGCAGAGGATAAGCTCATCTGCCTCCACCTCAGCGACGGAGTCAGCGATTAGGCTCTCAGCCTTAGCGATAGCTGCGTCCTCGTCTACCTCCACAATGTCTTCACCACCGAAGTTGTACTTCGACTCGGCGCTGAAGGCTGCCGCGTAGCAGTACGCATCAGCATCGATAAGTGCGGTTCTTATTTTCTTAGGCATGTGTGTCTCCTGATGCCACGTCCCTGTGGCTGAGTGTGTTCTTAGTTGGCGATGGGTTCGAAGAGGCCGTCAGTATAGTACTCTATGTCGGCGGTGTCAAGGCTTGTGCCGTACATGGCGGCTGCCTTCATGGGGTAGTAGAGGACTTTCGCGACGGCCTTTCCGGGGTTCGCTTTGTTCCAGCGGTCAACGATCTCCTGGGCTCCGTCAACGTTAATCTCTTCGTACATGGTGAGTCTCCTGGTTGGGTTGTTCTCAATGCGGGAGTAATGATACCCACTTCCGTGTGGGTTGTCAAGGGTTAAATGAAGCGTTCTGCTGTGGCGATGTTAGCGTAGTAGGTGGCTATGTTCGAACCGGCTACTAGGCTAGCAACTTCCTTCGGTGAGCGGTGGCTCCGTAGGTTGTTCACGTCAAAGCACACCACAACTAGGTTGCCTTTGACATATCCCTTGTCGCCGTCGATCCTATCTAGGCTAGGGCGGAACCACCTGTTGCCTTCGAAGCTGAGGTCGAACCTCTTGCCTGTGGCTGGGCAGACTGGGTGGGTCCGGAGGTAGCCCGCAAGCTGCTTCGCTGTGAACTCGGGAGGCCCGTGGCCGCGGCGTTTGGAGTTCGCGACGGCGGCTCTACGCATCCTCTCGGCTAGCTCTCGGTGCGGGTCGGTAGCCCAGCGGATTTCTCTGGTTCTCCTCGTGTCTCCACTGACTGTCCGGGCGCGGGCTCCACTGTTCTTACACTCCCGGCACAGGCTGTAGCGCCCTGCTACCCCTGCCCTGTTCTTCGGGAAATCCTCCGTTGGTTTCTCACTCCCGCACTTGGTGCAGGTCTTCGTGGTTTCATCACTCATTTCAATCTCCGAAAGGTAAGGGAGCCGAAGCTCCCTATCAGTTAGTGGGTGGAAGCCCAAGAGGAACCAACCTTTGCTTCCCCATCGAGGGGAACCCTCAGGCCCAGCTCCTTGCCCGCCTCGCGGATGGACTCGACCGCTATCTTGGCCACGAGTTCAGCATGCTCAGGCTTAGCTTCCACTTGTACCTCGTCATGGACGAATAGCAGTAGGCCTACGTCTCGATCCTCAACCAGCCCGGCAGCTTCAAACTTCCGATGCATGATATTTATCGCTACCTTCGTGGCGACTGATCCGGCCGATTGTAGCAGCGAGTTCAGCGCAACGCGCTTCGACACACCCAGCAGCTTCCGCCCATCAATAGCTTTGATGTACCCACGCTTGGTCAGGGCTTCCACTAACTGCTTCGACAGTATACCAGACTTCAGTACGCTGTCAAGCCCACGCCGTACCAGCTTGCCTGCCTTAGTAGCGTTGCCTTGCTTACCCAAATCAGCCAGATAGGTCTCCCCTAACTTGGCGTCGCCTGCGCCGTAGAGCATAGCGTAAGCTACGGTCTTAGCTGCGCCTCGCGTCTTGAGTCCAGCAGCCTTCTGGTTCTCGGTATGCACGTCGCCCTGTAATATAGTGCGACCCAGTGCACCGCCGTCGATGCGGGCTGCGTAGTGTGCCAACATCCGTAGCTCCACGCCGCTGCTATCCGCGCCGACCAGTACGTAGCCAGGTCGTGGCTTAAACAGCTGACGGCAAGCCTTACCATAAGGCGCTCCGACCGCAGGGACTTGCGCTAGATTAGGCCCATAGTGCGTGGCTCGTCCTGTCCGCGTACCATTAGAGTTGATCTTCCCGTAGATGTTACCTTCGTTGGCAACCTTCAACCATCCGTGCCTCCCTTCACTCAGCTGCGACAGCCGCTTGGCTACGACAGCGAACTCAGTTAGCAGCTTGATGGGCTCATAAGGTAGCGTGCGTAATACTTCAGCACTGACCACAGGTTGGCCTCTCTCGGTGAACACCTCAGGCTTCCAGCCATACTGCCTCTGCAACTGACCAGCAAGCTGTGCATCAGATGCCGGGTTCAGTGTCACACGCCGTACCTTCGTCAGCTCTGCGCCTCCGGTGTACCCACGCTTGACGTTGTCCTTCTTCGGTGTGAACAGCGCCTTCGCTGCGGTTGCACCATCAGGCTCGTACCATGACTTGAAGTAGGGGGCGATCTCAGTGCGTAGCTCCTCGAGCCGACCCGCCAACGTAGCATGTAACCGCTGCGCTGCCTTCTCGTCGAAGCCCACCCCGCGTCGCATCATGGCTGCCAAGTGGATAGCCAGTTGGCTCTCGTCCCAAGCTGCACGAGTATCCAATGCGCCTAGCTTATCAAAGCGATTCAGCAGAGCGCGTGTCACTTCCACGTCAACGATACAGTAGGTCCCCATCTCAGGGATGTACCTAGCAAACGGATCCTCCTTCAGCTCCTCCCCATACTCACCAGCCTTCGCCTTGTCGGAGTAGTCAAGCTTGCTCACTCCCAGACGCTGGCCCCACGCTTGCAGGCTGTGGCGGCCGTACAGCTTGGGATCAATCCAGTCGCCGTTGTACTTACGCGAAGCATGGATATCTTTAAAGCGCAGCTCTCCTCCGTACACCACCTCGCTTATGATCCTCGTGTCAAGCTGCTCCTTCGGAGCGAACTCAGGGAAGAACCGCTTGAGTACTGGGTAGTCGAAGGCTGCCCCGTTGTGGGCAACCACCACGTCAGCTTCGTTCAGCAGACGCACCGCTTCCTTCTGCTCCTCCGGCGTCACCGCCAGGAAGTCATCTACTACTATACAGTGAATCTTCTCGATCAAGTCCACGGCGTTGGGCTTATCAAACTGGCCACTCGATGTCTCGAGATCGTAAACCCGAACCACCTTATCTTTGATTGTGTGTCTCATTTGTCTCTCTCCTCTTTGGGTAGGGCAGATACTACTAGGTCACCCCGCCGTTGTCAAGCCCTAAACGCAAGAAAGCCCTGACCCGAAGGCCAAGGCTTTTTGCTTTAGAAGTCGCCGCTATCTTTCTCCTCCATGAAGACCGCCGCGTCGCTATCACCAGGGGGCTCCGTCTCCTCGTATAGCCCCGTCTCCTCATCATACTTCAGGTAGGTGGCGATGCCTGTCCTACCTATAGGTCTGTTCTTCAACACTCGAAGAGCGACCGGGCTTCCTTCCTGCTGCTGATCCCGCTCCAACCCGAGCACCACATCTGAGAGCTGCTCGATGGCGGCGGACCCACGTAGGCTAGACAGTGCTACCTCTCGGCCGCGCTCCCAACCCTTGCCTTCTCCGCCTGGCCGACGGAGATGCGACACCAGGATGAGTCCTGCGCCTGTCTCCTCCACCAAGGTCCGAAGCTTTGTCATCGTCTTGTCCAGGAGCTTCCTCTCGTCCAGCTTGCTGTCGTCGTCCATCGCTGAGACCACGATACTGAGGTGGTCTAGGACTACGAACCGAGCGCCGCATCCCTTGATGAGGTAGCGTATCTTAGCCAGCAGACTATCAGAGTTGGTTGAGCCGAAGTGATCGTAAAGGTGGAACCTTCCGGTACCCAGTACCTCGTCGAACACCTGCTTCCGCTCAGCCTGCTCCTCACTGGTGAGGTCGGCGTGCTGCCTGAAGTCTACGCTCCATCTCTTCTTGGCGTGAACGCTCATCAACTCAAGCGCTGTCTTCCGCGTTGACTCTTCTAGCCCGATGTATCCTATGGTCTGTCCGTTGTTGGTACCAAGGTGGTGAGCCAACTGCCGTACGAACGTGGACTTACCGATGCCCGAACCAGCTGTCACCGTGACCAACTCACCAGGCCTGATGCCCAGCAGCTTCTCGTTGAGACCAGACCAAGGGTACTCGATCCCCGCACCGGGCTGCTCTGCTACGATGTCATCCCATAAGTCTGCACCCGACACTATGCCATCAGGCCTGTGCACTTTCGCATCCCAGAACGCTGAGATAAGTTCAGCGCTGCGGCCTGCCTTCAACATCTCATTCGCGTCTTTCAAGGGGAGCTGGGCTATGTGCGCCTTGCCCGGTGTGAGTAGCTCAGCTACGTCACGAGCTGCCTGCTGGCCCGGCTCGTCCCCGTCGAACATCAACACAACCCTGTCGTATCCTTCGACGAACTCTAAGTTCTTTTGTACGGAGCGGACTGCTCCGCCAGCACCAGAGGGTAGGCTCACGACCGGCCACTTATGTCCCTGTATCTGGGACACCGACATCGCATCGATCTCTCCCTCGACGATCACGAGGTGCTTGCCTCCGTCGCGCCAGAGGTGCTGTCCGTACAGTGGGGCGTCGCCGCCATCGCCGATCATCCGGAACTCCTTACCCTTGAAGCGGACCTTCGCGCATACCCACTTCCCGTCCTTGTAGTAGTTCGCTACCTGCGCCTTCTTCCCGTGCACAGTTGCTTTCTCGTAGCTCCACTTCTTCGCTGTCTCTTCAGTCAGTCCGCGTGCCGGCAGGTCCTCGATGATGGGATCCTCTACCTGACTACGCTCGTGTGCCTTACTTCCTGGCTTACTCTTCTGTTCCATTGGTCTCTCTCCGTCCGGCATCTTGAAGTACTCGCAGCCGTAGCCGAAGCACTTCTCGTAGTTATCCTCATAGACCGCGACGTTGTCTGTGCTGCCGCAGCTCGGGCACTCGGCCCGGCGGGTGACATCTCCATGTATACTCATTTGTCGAACCTCACTCGCACGAAGCGGGGATGGCGGAACTTACCTCGAGGCGTCAGGCCCATGGCCTCTACCTCAATCAGCTTCGGGAGTTCCTTCGTGAACTCACGGCGAAGGTAGTCGTTGAACCCGGAGACATTGCCCATCGGTGTGATGAGCGCGCCGATCTGACCAGCGAACTTACCCTTGCCTTCCGTTGCACCTGTCACCTCAACGTCGTAGGTCTCCTTCGGCTTGACCTTCAACCACTTGTCTCCCTGCCTCAGCACCAGCCCTTCCTCTCCTCGGGCCAGGGCCAGGGTCAATTCTTCCTTGATGGTGGTGACCGTCGGGTTAGCTAAGCGCTTGAGGTATAGCCTGGGGTCGAGCGGCTCGATAGTGTAGGCTGCCTCAGCTGGTACCGGCTCGCCGTTGTGGCTCCGGACTCGGGACACCGTGGTCTCCCAGTTGTCGATGAAGATCTCCGCGTCGGTGATGTCAGCGGGTATACCTTCTAGATTGTACAGAGGTTTGCCGTTGCGGCTGACGGGGTTGCCGTCCTCGTCCCGCAGCATCCGGACTCCGTCCAGCTTGCGGGTCACGTCCCAGATTCCCTTCAGGTCTTTCTCTTGCCAGAGCTTTGGCTTGTTCATTGTGTGTGTCTCCTACCCGAAGGTGCGGTAGAGGGCCTCGGCCAGGACGGCCACGCTGTAGGCGAAGGTGCCGCTGGCGAGAAGAAGGATGGTGAACTCAACGGTAGTCTTGATCTTGGACATTTTGTTTTCCTCGGTGTTTGTTCAGCTCGGGATTATGATAATGGAAGGTGACGTCCGTGTCAAGGGTTTTCCTAAATATTTTCGATGGTGACTTCGGTGTGTGGTTCCTCGCCGTCAGCTGCGAATCGCTTGGTCACCAGCAGCTCTACTACCTGGTCGTCGTCGTCCCAGATCGGGGACTTCGCTGAGGTGATCAAGTCTAGTACAGACTTGGCGTAGTTGTCAACGTCTCCCTTGGGTTGCTTGTTCTTAGCGGCGGCTGCCTTGGTCTTGAACTGGGGGATGACGTTTGAGATGGTGACCCGGACTGGGTCGGAGAAGAACTCTGGGTTCTTTGGTAGGTCTTTGGTGGCCTCAGCTTTCCAGGCTGTGTAGGTCTTGGGGTAGTAGCTCCGGCCATAGCGTGTGACGCGAGGGCGGGGGCAGGGGACTGGCTTAGTGTTCAGTGTGAACTCTATCATAGTGCTCTCCAAATAAGAAAGGCCCCATCCTTGGGGCCGGTTGAGTTAGAACTCCTCGTCGTCAGCTTCAGTGGTGATGATGTCCTCAGCAGATTCGTCCTCGGCATCTGCTTCCTTGAACTCGTACCCACCTTCCTCTACTCCGAACCCGAAGGACTCTCCGGTGTCCTGCTTGCTAGCCAGGTTGATAACCTGTACCGCATTCATGTAGAGGGCGACACCTACGTTAGCACCATGGCTGTATCCGCTAGCACTAAAGGCTACCTTGATCTCAGCACCACCAAAGACGTTAACTCCCTTCATCGCCTTGCCCTTAGCGTCGAAGACTTTCATCTCCTTCGGGCTACCATCTGGCCACTGAGCCTTCGACTTGAAGGTCACGACTAGGCGGCCTGTCTCTTCGTATTCTCCCTCAGCATTCTTGGTGGTCTCAGGTTTGATCGGCATGTGGAACCGACCCTCCTTCGCCTTCGTCAGCTTGCCGGACTTCCGGAGCTTAACCTTCTCTGCTTCTACGATCTCTTCCAGCTCAGCCAGGAAGGGTGCGTCCTCTTCGAAAGCCAGCCCAGTCTTGTAGGTGCCGGCTGCGTCGAACCGAGTGTCAGGCTTGGTGATCCAAGGGAAGACGGCGGTGGACTTAGGGGTAGCATAGGTCTTGTTCTTAGGCATGTTAATCTCCGATTGATGTTGTGCGTTGTCTGGGTAAGGGGCCGCAGCCCCGTCAGTTATTTGGTAAAGCGTCCGGCGACATCACCTATGTACAGGGCGTCGTACTCTTCTTCCGTCAGGTCTTCGATGACGAAACCTCGACGATCAAAGTGGAGGAAGTCAAGTACCCTCAGGTAAGCCTTGTAGTCAGCATCCTCGAGCTGTTCCAAGGTGGGTTTGTCCGACAGCAGGATGTCGATTTGCTCTTCGGTGTAAGGAGCTGAGGCGTAGTAGCCTACGGACTCAGCCACTTCATCCAAGAACTTAAAGAAGTCTTCCCATCCGGCTTCCTCAAGCTTCTCTAGTGTGGGCTCGTCTTCCAACAGAACATCGAGCTGCCCTTCACTTAGGTCGAGCTCCGGGGAATACCCTAGCTCGTCGGCTAACTCTCGCATCTCGCTCATGAACTCCGCGTACTCTGCCTCGGTGAAGGCTTCAACTTCGGTTTCGTTGTTCTTCATCTCTCTGTTCTCAGTGTTAGGCTACGTCGGTGTACATCATCGCGATCTCTTCATCCGTGAAGTCAAACCATCCAACGTCCGTGTCCATGTAGTATTCCTCTTCGAAGCTGGCCTCAGGCCCTTCGTCTTCGTAGTCGGCGCGGAAGTCAGCGTCGAACTCAAGTTCCATCAGGTTCATCTCGGGGGTTTCGATATCGTAGTACATGTCTCTATCTCCTATGTCTCGTCGCTGTTCTGGTTGTCTTCCACTGCATCTTCGATGTCTTGTGGGAAGGCGTAGATCGTTGTCATGTGTATGTCTCGTTGTTACAGGCTCAGCTCGGTGGCTAAGGAGGCGGCGATCTCTTCGCCAAGTAGGATCTGATCAGCATCAGCTTCGTCGAGGGCCTTCAGGAAATCAGCAGCAAACTCAAGGCCTTCAAAAATCTCGGTGGTGGTGGTGGTCATGATCTCTGTCTCTCTCTGTTGTGTGTCTGCGTTCGTTCAGTGTGTGTACATTCTATCTCAGTCCGCTTTCCTTGTCAACACTTTTTTTAATCTTTTTTCTTGGTCTGTTTGGTGGGTGCCTCCTGCTCCCTGACTGTGTGATGCATTATACGCAGAGCCAGGGAGAAGTCAAGCATTTATTTTCGTAGGTTTCCGGGGTCTATAAGAGGGCCTCCAACTTGGCCCGTCCCTGGGCCGTGCTCTCTCAGGCGAAGAAGTACAAGGACTCGCGTACTCCTTCTATGTCTAGGCTTCCCGCCTCAGGTGGTGCCTCCACTGCGCAACCAAGTCTCTCTTCGAACTCAGCGTGCAGCCTGGCCAGTACGTCCTCTGAGTACATCGCTACGAACTCCTCACGTAACGCAGCGTTCAGTACATCGACATCACCAGCGTGTGTCCCGAAGCTGTCGTGGACAGCAGCGAAGCTTATGTCCTCAGGCAGTGCAGCCAAGGTCAAGTGCATGTGCGCCGCATCAAGCGAGTGAATCATGTTAGGCGAGATCCCGTTCTTCTGGCCCCGCACATCCAGCTTATCACCTGCCTTGTTGAAGAGCTGCCTCCTCCGTTGCCCGGCGATCGTCACCTGCGCACGCTCTGCCTTAATCTTCCGGTTCGACTGGGTGATCTCCAAGCCCAGCGGTGTAGTCCACACTAGATCCTTCTCGTGCTGCGTGTGTACCTCAGCCATCTGGATGAGCCAGCCTTGGCCGTCACGTGCAGCGCGCACCGCAATCCCGATGCCCTCAGCTACCACCTTCCCCAGCAACCCGCAGTCCAGGGTCTTAGGGTCAACGTCCCTGCTGTTCAGCTCTTCCATCAGCTGGTCACGGATTCCATAAGCACTCACACTATAAGGTGTGGTCATGGTCGGCCGCTTGACTAGCTTCCGGTTCACCTGCCCGCTGTCCAACCAGGCCTTAGCGGCCGTAGATTCCTCAGCAGTACCTGTCTCTACCTTATCCTGTAGTAGTGCCTCGGTCTCCCGAAGGACCAGAGAGTAGATGTCTCCGGGCTTCTCAGCTGGGATTAGGTTGACCTCAGCTCCACCCTTAGGATCCTTCAGCAGCGCACTGAAATGCTGGATGCCGTTGCAGCTACCATCCATACCGATAGGCTGGTGGCTGATGTAGTCCGGGCCTCCGATCAGGGCACCGATGAACTCACGTGCCGCAGCCAGGAAGGTGAAGGGCTTGTCCGCCTTCGACCAGAACTCTGTGTTGTTCAGCGGATCCTCAACCGCTGCGTATATCTCATCCAGGTTCTCGTTGCACCAGGCTACCCGTCCGTCCAAGCTATCCTTGTCGTAGCCAAAACTATTCGCCGTGTGCACAGCCAGCCAGTACTGACCACGTTCACCTACTCGCTTGCCTTCCTTGAACTGAAGCAGCGCCTTACTGATGTCGTCTCCTTGCGGGCTGATCGTAGCTGGCAGAGGGTAGGCCCTGCCTCGGAAGTCTACGTTGTGTGGGAAGAAGAACTCCTCTTCCTTCGTCAGCTTCTCCGCTTCGTTGAGTGCCATCAGGAATGCTAACCGCTTGGAGCGGGCTCGTCCGTTGGTCTCGTGTACCTCCTTAGCTCTCTGCTTCCAGGCCTTAAGCTCCTCAGGGTCAGGCGTGGCGTCATCGTTCCAGGTCTTGGCCGGCATAGGCATAGCGTCTGCCTGTGGTATGCCTCCTACCTTGGAGCCATCATCCCTCAGCGTAGTCAACACATCCAGTACATAGGTGTTGATAGTCCAGGGTGTTTCCTGGATGCGGTTAAGGGACTCATACAGTTTAGTCTTGTCACCTCCAATCACGTGCCCCTTCCTTACGAGAGGGGTGCGTAGTTTATAGTACCCACCTTGGATGTCATCCTCCCAAGGCAGCGGCTTCGAGATCATGACGGGGCGGTTAGGTCGGAGGTGGGCTAGCACGTCCGCTTGCTCGTCCATCACAGCCAGTAGCTCAGCCGTAGGTTTGATGTGGTGCATCCACTTCTCCCTGTTGTGAGGCAGGGTAACGATCTCAAACCAGGAGCTAGCATCAGCAACAGCGTAGGCCAGCAGCATCCCAACCTTCAGCTTCATCCCCATGGACCAAGGCTCGACCTCAAACTTGTCGTGGATCACGTGCCTCATCACACCACGACCATGTCTCTCAGAGGTGGAGCGCTTGAGTACCTTCTCCATGAACTTCACGTACTCCTTGTTCTCCCCTCGGTGTAGCTCAGACCACCCGAGGTGCTCCTCTACGTACCCTCCAAGCTGCCCACTCACAGTGGTGAGGGCTGTGGTATCCATCCGGCTCGCAGCCAGTAGCGTGCGGATAGCAAGCAAGGCGAGGTCAGCAGGCTTGGCTTCCTTAAGGACAAAGTGTGGTGTGTCCTCTCGGGGTTTCTTCTTAGACCAGCCCTCAGCTATCGTAGCTTCGATACTCAAGGCCACCTCAGGGATCAGCCTGCCGGTAACCACCTGCCCGATGGGCCCGTCGATGTACTCTTGATCGCCAATCTTCCCTTGGGTCAGGGCCATGGCTTGATCTTCAAGTTCCATCTGCCGTTCGATAAGTGTGTTCATCTTCATGTGTTCCTTATGTTCTTCTGTCTGACCGGGAGATGATAGCTTAGGTGTCTTCAGGTGTCAAGGGTTTTCTTGGTGGGGCGGAGCGAGCGAGGCGGAACGCCGAGCGGTGGCCTTAGGTTGGGATCTACATCCTAAGTAGGAGTCTACGTCCTAGTCTTAGGTGTATCTTTAGGTGTCCTTAGGTGTCTATGGTTCTGCCTACATTACCCACACCTACAGATCCTATATCTAAAGGTATATATTCTGTAGGTATGTGTGACTGAGGAGAGAACCTAAGATAGTCTTTAGTACTTCAGGTACCTAAGCCTTATCCTATCTTGTATCTATAGGAGGGCCTCCAACTATTCCCTTTCTAGACATACACTTAGGGAGGTCCCTCTCCCACCTACTATCAGTGACTTAGCGGCTACCCAGGGCCCACCTCACGAGCCACCCGAGGCGACTACCGATGGATGCGATGGACAGGAGGTACTCTTGGAGGTGGACTCGAGCCTGCGTCAGGCGTTCTTCATGTCGGTTTAGGTCGGCCTTAGCTGCCTCTAGTTCCTCGCTCACCTCACCACCCAACAGGGCAGTAACCTCTAGGTCGTCAACCCACACCCGTCTACGGATGGTACGTTCCTCACGTTGGTTGACCAGTTCCTTACGTCGATCCAGTTCAGTGCGTTGGTCTTCAGTAAGGTTCGTCTTGTTGATGCGTAGGTACATGGTGTGTCTCCATCTGGTGTTGTCGTGCGATGGGTATAGTATGGAGGCAGGATGGTGGGATGTCAACCCCTTTCACAAAAGAAAAAGCCCCACTCTTTCGAGCAGGGCTTGTTGGTTTAGATCAGGGCTAGGACTACGAGGAAGAAGCTGATGCCGGCGATGTGCTTGGCGTTGCTTACCACTAGGTGGGTAGCTTCTACTGCCAGGAAGGCTCCGAGTTTCTTCCAGAAGGAGGGCCGGACCAGCAAGGGTGCGAACAGTCGGGCCATAAACCAGTAGTACTTGATACGTTGTTTCATTGTGTCTTCCTCAGAAGGTGAAGGGGATGGCGCTTTCGATGCGGTCTTTGAGTTCTTCGTACTTGGACTCGGCTGCTTCCAGTTCGTCCACTATCTGGGAGTACTCACCGTGGATGTACTCACCGTACTCGTATGCGAACTGGTACTCTGTGTATCCGTAGATACCTATGCCGAGGGCGACTGCGATGACGACTGCCTGCACTGCGATGATGATGTTCTTGATCATGTCTGTCTCACTCGTTTCATGTTGATGAGGAGGCGTCGGTACATCCCGATGTACACCTGACTCAGTCTAGTCTTCTCGTCTTCGCTTAGGCCTGGCTTACTGAGGGAGAGGGACACGTTGTGTACGTACTCACCCTGCTCAATGATCTGCTTCTGTGTGTATCGCATCTGTCTTATCCCTCTTCGTTGTTGCTGTTGCGGTTCATCGCGGAGGCCCAGTTACCGAACATCTCGTTGGCCTTGCGTTGCTCTTCCATCTCCCTCAGGGCTTCGGTCATGGTGCGGAGGATGGCGGAGTCTTCTGCATGTGTAGTGAATGTAGTGTTCATGGTGTGTCTCTGTGTGTGTCTCTGTCTGTGTTCGTTCAGTGTGGGGTTAGTCTATCGCAGTTCAGGCAGTGTGTCAAGCTTTTTTTTTTTTCTCTTAGATCACTGCTGCTATGATGGCTGCGTACACTTTAGCGAAGGCACCTACTGCCAGGCCGAGTGCGATAACGTCAAGGGTCGCGATGGTGATGATGTCGGTGGTGCTTTTGCTCGTCTGTAGTTTGGGGTTGTACTTGGCGTTGGCTTCGGCTTTGCGTGCGGAGTAGTGAACCATGTGGTCGATGTGTTGGATGATGTTCATGTCTGCTCCGGGTGTCTGTGTTTCTGCCTGCGTTGGATATAATATAGCGGCAGGTTCAGGGGAAGTCAACAATTATTTCAATCAAACATTTTGATGGCCATCCTTGGCCACCTTATGGTTAGACTAGCGAGGTCGCCCACTCCTGGATCTCTTCGATGGTAGGCGTTGCTTCACGTACGTTCAGTGCCCTGCTCTCCAAGCTAAAGATCACCGAACGAAACCTAAGGACAACCTGAGGAACCTCCCTGATCTGCAACCTCTGCCTCGCACGGGGCCTCCCTTCCGTCACGTACACTCCGTCCTCTTGTATGTCGTAGGCACCTACCCGTAGCGACTCGTTGGTAACTTCGACCTTGCCGTAGACCATACCTAAGGCTCTTGAGGTTTCACCTAAGGCTTCCTTCATCTCCTCCTTGTCGCTTGAGTAGAGCATCCCTTCGAGGTTGAACATGGACTCTTGAAGGTCAAGCCCGTAGTCTTCAGTTGTGTAGTCGATGGTCTTCATGTCTGTCTCAGTAGTTCCTCTCGTTCTTCTCGTCGTGCTACCCAGAGTTCGTCCTTTGCTTCCTTGAGGATCCTTGGGTCAGCCTGTGGGTCGTTCTTCAGAGCCTTGATGCCTTGCTCTAGTAGCTTGCGGTAGTTGGTGGCTTTCTGTGCTGCTGTCATCAGGTGTCTCCTCGGGTGGCCTTGGCTCTGGCGAAGACTTCCTTGGGTGTTTCCCAGCGGGAGCCTTCCATCACCTCAAGTGCCTCTAGTTCGTTGAGCTCCTCGCCTCGCATCCACTTGGCAAAGGCTGCTTCGAATGCTGCTTTGTCGATCATGTCTCTCTTCTCCTAGTTGGTGTTGATCTGTGGTCTACTGTACCCGACCCTGCCTTGCTTGTCAACCTTTATCTTCACGTCAGCTTGGATCGAGTAGGCTTCGGCACTCAGGGTTACCTGTGTACCCTGGAAGTTGAACCCACCATCGAACTGTACCGCTAAGGTTGCTGAGAGGTAGGCCGCTGCGATGAGTGTGTTCATGTAGGTACCTGTGTGTGTGTGTGTTAGCCGAGCATGTTGATGAGGGCTGGGCCTACTACGTACCACCCAAAGGCTAGGCCTGCTGCGTGGATCGGGCGTCCTCCGAGAACCAGACCGATCAGAAAGAACCAGAAGATATAGGTAAGCATTGTCTTGTCTCTCTATGTGTGTGTGTGTGTGTGTTAGCGTCGTAGGTCAGCGAGGAACTCTCGCATCGTCAGTCTCTCCTTCCACCCGTACTCCATCACGCTTCCTAGTAGGGCCATCGGGTAGATGAAGCCGAACACGAACACGAAGGGCAGGAGGATGAAGGGTAGTGCTGCTAGTAGGAAGTCGATCATGGTCTTGGTCTCTGTGTGTTCGTTCAGTGTGGAGCTAGTCTATCTGGTGTTGACGTCCTTGTCAACCTTTATTTACAACTCTTTTGCCTTAGCCTTCCACTCCTCTACCTTAGCTAGTCCGTACTCCCGTTCACCTAGGTACACTTCGCGGAGTAGTGTGTAGTAGTCTTCAGTTAGGTAGAGGGTCTCGAGGCGTCGTAGTTCTGCACGTTGTCCGATGAGTTTCTTCTCTAAGGCTTCGCGTTTGGCAGTCTCGATGAGCATCTGGCTTCTCCTGTTTGTCATCTACTTGCGTGGTAAGTGGTAACCAATCTGGGTTACGAACCACACCCAGCCAACAATTGGGGCGATGAAGAATAGGTCTACGTATCCAGGTACTTCAGCATGGGGCAGGTCCATTATCGCGTAGATGGAGACACTGATGAAGAAGAGCACCACGCCGCCTGAGTCTCCTCGCGTACTGGCCCAGCGGCCGAAGGAGGTGCGTGCTATTGCTTTGAAGATGTTTTCCATGGTCTTTCTCTCTGGTTGGTGTTTCGTTTCGTTCAGCGTGGGTACAGTCTACACGTCCTTGTGTAGCTTGTCAACATTTATTTTCAGTCTTTCAGCAGAAAGTATTCCACTGCCCTGTACGTACCCTCCACCTCACCTCGCTCCTCTAGGCATGGACCACACACCATGTCACCCAGTGCGTCTTGTCCAGCATCGTACATCACGAAGGCTCGGTAGTCCCACGGTGCGAACCAGGCTGAGTCTACCTGCTTAGAGCAGTCAGCACAGGCGTGTCCCTGTCCTTCCATCACATCGATCATATCGTAGCGGTTAATGTTGGTCTGCATAGTCATGGTCTCCTGAGGCCACCTCGGGCCGCCTGCGGCATCCCTCACTGGCCTCTGTGTTATCGGAGTGCGTAGGCTACACCACCTAGACAGAGAAGTCAAGTGCAAAAAGCCAGAGCGTAGTCCTCTCCTACGCCTAAAGAAAACCTAAGGAACCCGCTCGGCGTTCCGCCTCGCTCCTCGCGCCTATCTTATAAGGAGTACCCGCACCCACCTGAGGACGCCCTGAGGTCCCCTTGAGCAGGCCTGCGGTGTCTAGGGCTACCTTAGCTAAGGAACCCTGAGGCAACCTGAAGGAGAGCTCGTGTGAGCCTCGTGTGTGTAGGTGTGTGCTGCGCGGAGCGAGCGAGCCGAAGGCGAGCGGTGGCCTATGGTGGCCTGGGCTTCGTAGACTAAGGGTATACGGGGGGTTCGCGCCTTCCTCCTATATATAAAAGGTGCTCGAATTTTAGTAACAAAATAAAGCTGAGGTACCTAAGGGTACTCGCTCGGCGTTCCGCCTCGCTCCCTCCGGGTGACCTCGAGAACTGCCCTGCAGTGGGCATGCGGAGAGGTACCCCTAGCTTTGCCTTGGGGTTCTTGGGGAGGCCTGTGGTGGCCTTGGGAGGCCTTGGGGTGTGTGACTGCGAGAATTGCCCTGTACTGGGCCTGCGGTGTGCCATCCTTGGCTATGCCTTGGGGTGTTCCCTAGGCTCCTTGCTAGAGTATTTGTGGCCTTCTGTCTCTATCCCTTAACTCCTTCCTCCATCCAGCGGGCCAATCGCGTGGCACGGGTACCAACCTGCGTAGCCCACTTTGATCTCAGCATGTTTCTGGCTGCGCCAGCGTAATCACCTGCCTCGATCTTCCTGTGGGTAGCTTTAAATCTAGCAAATCCACGAGGGCCTAAGTTAAAGATCATGTCAACCACGACATCTTGTCGGGTATCGTTTAGGCTCTCGAACCATGTGTACTCAGCAGCTGCGCCGCGGGCCCGTTTAATGTCCGCTTCGAGCAGTACCTCTGCCTCGCCCATGGTTATCCCTACGTCACTAAGGTTACGTCCTACTCCTATCGTCCACTTACCTACACTATCCTTGTAGGGCTTAAGTCTTACGCCCTCATGCAGCATCAGCTGCTCCGTTAAAGTCATTGACACAAAAGTCCGTTCGGCTGCTGCCTGTACAACCCTATCTGTGAGGGACAGTACTGCCAGTGCCATGGACAGCCCGGCGATGATAGCCAGGGCTTTGTTCGAGTGAGAGTGGTGCATGGTGTACTCCAAGAGAGGACACCTCGGCCCGAAGGGTGAGAGGTGTCCTCAGGTTACCAAGGGTTGTTCCAGGTAGGGCCACCAGAGCCGGAACCTATCTCTTCCAAGAAGGCTTCGACCTCAGCGTCCATAAGAGACGCTCTGTGGTCCATCTCGGCTTGGGCCTCACTACGGGCCATCTGATCTGTCCAGTAGGCACAGGCGCCTGCTAGCGCGTCCAGACGGTCATCGTGTCGTAGGCTCCCACGCTCCTTGGTGATACGGGTGAGTTGGTGGAACAGCATGTAGTCCTTCCTCTTCTGAGGCGGGATGCTGTCGTCATGTAGGACACGTTCGTCCTTGTTGATCACATCCCTCGAGAAGACGAGACGATGCTGGTTCAGTAGAGGCTCCATAGTCTCGATGATACGGATCTCCTTCTGACCCTTAGCCCAAGGTGCATCTTCGATCGCACAGGCATAGCCACGGGCAGCAAAGGCACCCTGAAGGAGTTTGTTGAAGAGTCCACCACCGAAGTTAGGCTCAACAGAGACTACGTTGACCTTGTGCTCCTTGGCTGTAGCTACGATTTGGTCGAGGACCTCATCGTCGTACCCAGCCCGAGACGACCCAATGGCTGTCACGAAGAGACGCCCCAGGGCGATCTTAACGACGGCCCAGGCGGTTTCATCCGAACCCTTACCTGAGGGGTCAACGAACATGACGGAGCCAGTGAAGGGTGCGAGGCCGCTTCCTGAAGGCATCAGTGCTCTGTGCCAGCGGTCACCTGTGAGGCCATAGTTAGTCAGCTCAAGGCGCTCGTCCTTCCTGGTGGACCACTGTAGTCCAGTAGGTGCCTGGTCTACGTCCACGGAATCCAGGACCATGGCGTCGCTACACTTAAGCGGGAAGCGCTCCATGTCGGATAGGGCAGGATCAAGCATGAACTGCTGTGCGAACCCGGAGCGACCATAGGATGCTTCACGTTCCAGGAGGTCTTCCTCGTCGAAACGCTCAGGGTCCACAGGCGACCAAGGCTCTGCCTCGTCCTCAATAAGACGCCGTACGTAGGGTCCCAGGGTGTCGCCATACGAACGTACCTTATCTGCGCGGGGCACACGTACAGGCCAAACCTTGACCTCGTAGCCACGCTCAGGGAGACGCTTGTACAGGCTAGCTTCTGTCTGATCTGTCCCTAGGTAGATTACTTCACTGTTCTCACCGGGGACTAGGATGGCGTCGAACTCCTTGACAGCTTCAGCCAGGCGATCACGCATCATGGTGGTCAGGCTGTTGCTGGGGACTTCGATGTCATCGGCGATAATGATGGAGGCACGTGAGCCAGTGATCTGGCCACCGATACCTACGGACTTCAGCGAGGGGCTTTGGCTAGCCTCGGCAGGTCCTACCTCAAAGCTGACGACACTATCGGCCTGCCCGGGGCGAGGCTTCAGGTGATGCAGCATAGGCATGTCTTCGATCAGCCTACGCGTGAAGCGCGTGAAGCTGTCAGCCCTGTCCTTAGACGCAGAGATCACCAGGATACGCTCCTGGGGGTCCTTAAGGAGCCGCCACAGTACGTACGACGCTGTGATCCAGCTCTTGCCTACACCTCGATAGCCTTTCACCATGCGGCGTTTAGGGCCATCCTGTAGGAACTCAGCGATGTCTAGCTGGACTGGGGTGGGTAGAGAGAGTCCTAGCTCCTTCCACATGTAGGCGAGGAACAGCTGGAAGCTCTTGGTGAACCTAGGGTCCACTTGAGGTTCGGTCTTCTTGGTAGCCATGGATCACCTCGGGGCTGTGTTGAAGGGAGCTCAGGAGAGCATAGGAATCTGGTGGCTAACCCGGGAGTCGAACCCGTGAGTTAGCCTGGGGTTGGCTAGCGGGCGCCTAAGGCTGCCTCTAGCTCGTCTGCAAGTCCTGCCATGGACTGCTTCTTCGGTTTACGCTTAGGAGCTTTGGGAGCTGCGGGCTCTTCCTCAGGCTCCTCGTCTTCTACTTCCACAGTGTGGAGCTTGACGAAGTTGATGGCGGACGTGATGATGCTGCCCGTGGGATTCTCCCGGAGCTGTACCATCAGGGCTTTGGCGATCTCACCGTGCAAGGCTTCGATCTGTTCTTGTGTTGCGGCTTTGGACATGGTCTACCTCTTGAATTTCTTCCACACGCTGATGCCAAAGCTAGCACTAACGGCGCCACCTATGCAGCCGGACAGCCACAGCGGAAGACCACCATAGAAAGCTACGGCCACCTGAAGTTGACTCTCGGATACCACGAGGGGAGCCAGGAGGATTACGATGAAAGCGACGGTGAACAGCTCATCCTTCCAGGAAGCTGCGGCATCCTTGAGGGCCTGCATCTCCCAGAGGGAGTCACGCTTGGCGTCTGCCTCACGGTTGGCCTTCATGTTGTCTAGGGCGTCAACTGCCTTATCCTTGATACTCATTAGAATAGTCCTGCCATGTCGGCGATGATACCGGCCAGTGTGGCGATGATGGGGAGCGCAGCGGCCAGCCCGAAGACTCTTCCTCGGAATACCTGTAGCTGGGAGATGTCCGTGTCGTGATTCTGTAGAACCATAGCTACGCGCTTGGTTGCTTCATTCATGGCTACCAGCTGACCCTCGATGCGTCCAAGAGAGCGGACGACCTCGGGGTCGGTCTGATACCCAGGGGTCGGGGGAGAGGGTGTCATGGTGTTGTACCTAGGGTTGAGGGGTTGTCTAAGACAGCTAAGGAATCCAAAGGCGTCTTAGAGAGCCCCTCAGGGCTCGTTAGGGTTAGAAGGATGCCGGCTCAGGGAAGCCAGGGCATGTTAGTTTGATAGCGGCAGCCAGCTCATAGGAGGCCGCGACATCTACAGCTTCCTCAGCTGCGTTGCCTACAGCTACTACGTCCTTCGCCCACTGCCAACAGGCAGCGATGTGGTTACGCTCGGCTTCCTCAGAGGCGGTCCTAGTGGCCAGCTGAGTCAACTCGAAGTACCGGAAGGTGAAGTTGCGCTGCTTCCATGCAGGGAACGAGGCGAGCAGGATGTCAGCTGCGGCTGTCTTGAGGTTGGCCTTTAGCTGTTCGCGGAGAACGCCGCCAGGTGCTCGGTCGATAGACTCTGCGAGCAGACGAGCGGACTCTTCTTCGGCAGTCTCCTCGACGATCACAACACGCCTTGGGTCGGCCGCGGCTAGACTCAGGTCAATGGTTTTGGTGCGTAGGGTCAAGGTCTGTACTCCTATCGGTAGTAGAGTTTAACGAGGCCGTTATCGAAGGCCGCGGAGGTGTACACGTTGACACGATCAATCGCACCAGTCAGGGTAACCCTACCGGCTCCTGTGAAGTCGGTCGCATCGCCATCGTAAGCGGAGTGCGCCGATACCCAGTTGTTGCCGCTCACGAGCTTTAAGTCCATGATGGCGTTGATGGTGTTGCCCGAGGAGTCGGAGTTGATTACGAAGCCGCCTGTCGAGTTCACGCCAGTTGAGCGACTCTCGTAGCCTGTGGTCTTAATCACACCACCCGTACCCAGGCGAACCTGAGGGTCTACACCTGTCGTGGTGCTGACAGCGTAGAAGACAACACTGATCTCCTTCGTGCCGGCAGGAATGCCAGCCCAAGTAACACCACCAGTGGATACACTAAGGTCCTCGGCGGCAACCTCAGAGCGCATCGGAAGCTCACGCCAGCTACCATCGTATCCTTCGAAGATGGAGTTGTCGGTGTTGTACCGGAGGTAGCCGTTGGCAGGCGAACCGTCACGCTGAGCTGTGGTACCTGAAGGTGTGGTGATAGAACCTGTGGAACCTGTGGAAAGCTGATCCCGCCTAACGTTGCGCCATGCGGCACTCTCATAGACTTCGAGCTCGTTGGTGGTCGAGTTGAGCCGGAGGTATCCCTCAGCAGGCGTGGCATCACGCTGAGCTGTGGTACCTACGGGCAGAACCATGGAACCTGTGGAAGCTGTGGTGACCTCAAGGGTAGCCTTGGCGGCATTCGCATCAGCGTCGTCAAGGACGGTCAACGAGTAAGCCGAGAAGGTTTCGCTCAGGCTAGCTGTGGACAGCTGAGTCCACGAGTAGGAACCAGCAGAAGCCACGAGAGCCTTGCCGTTATCCGCAGGGTTACCAGGAGTAGGGACGTTGCCGCTAGTAACCACGACAGCGTCGAGCTGTGCCTTGGTGACTAGGTCTGTGCTGGCGGTGCCGGCAGCTGCATTGGAGATGCGCTTGCTGTCTGCGTCCCACTCGGTGCCAGCGGTGGTGAGGCCAAGGTTGTTCTCTAGCTCGTCTACAACTTCCTGGGCTACGTAGAACGTGTCGTTGCTGTCTAGGTCTAGGGTAGCGGCGTCAAGGACAGTGGCGTCCTGGAAGTCTACCAGCCGGGCAGCTGTCGGTGTGGTCCGCTCGATACGCACGACCGCGCCGTTGGCGGGGGTGCTGGTCGGTTGGACTGTGCTGTCTGAAGGCCAGGTGAAGGTGGCGTCAACCACACCATTGATCTTCACACTGACGTGGGTCTTTGCGATGTAGGGGAAGGTGACGGAGAAGCTAGTTGCAACTCCGTCAGCTTGATAGGAGACCTCCGCGAGCTTGGTCTCTAGAGTGGTTACGGCCATGGAGAGTCTCCTGGGTTATGGTTAGCTGTACATGATGTTCACCGTTCCGCTAGTCAGTGCGGTGGTGCTCGAGAATCTAATCCGAGTCAACGGCTTAGCGATATCTAAGGAGCCCGCCCCCTGCCTAACCATGCCAACATTAGAGCTACTTACTAGGCTAGCTACCCAGATGTTAGACGCGGTCGCCCGCTGTAGTTCGAGGATTCCGTTACTGAAGAGAGGTGGGGTTTCCGTCGGGATCTCGAACCCTGCCGTGGACGCTGCCATGGTGATTGTGGCAGTGAGCCTAGCGGAGTTCCAGTTATACCCCGTGGTCTTGAACGAGTCCTCGTCCCCCAAGGTAACCGTAAAGGCGTCCGTGGAGACGATACTGTGGTAGGCCAGGTAAATTCGCTGAGCATATGCAGGGATGTGAAGGAAGTCAGCCTCGGTGAGTCCCGCGACATTGATGGGTGACTCAGATGTAGGCTTGTATTTCTCCTGGTGATTAGGAGTATAGATAGTATTAATGATTACAGAGTTAGGCATTACGTATTCCTTTCTATTGGTAGGTGAGACTAAGCGAGGTATGGTTGTAAGTGGATCCTCCTGATCCGAGCAGACGAACCCTAGACGCAGGCTGCGCTAAGGCCACGCTTCCTGCAGATACACCAGCCCACTCCCCATCTTCGTAGAAACAGTTGATACGGAAGACGTAGGTGTTCGTGGTCTCGTCAACTTTGATAATTAGCAGACTAGCTGTAAGCACCCGCGTGGCTACATTCATATGGACGTGCATACCCGTAGTCATTGTCTCAGCGAAGACGCCGGTGGCGTTGGTGAGAACGCATACTGAGCTATATCCTGTAGTTTGGAAGCCGCCATCCCAGCCTAGCTGCACTAAGAAGTTGCCACCACCCGTAGTGTATTGGAGCCCGGAGGCCGATCCTTGGATAAGCGCCGTCTCTGCCGGGAAGGTCGAAGGTAGGCCATCCGCAGACGCAGTGACGTCCGGAGCAATCTCACGCCGGTTAGGCGTTAGGTGCTCTACGCCGTTGGACGTGAGGACCTTGGTTTCAATTATCGTATTCATTAAGTCTCCTGTTGGAAGGAGGACTCCATCCTTGGAGTCTCCTCCCTGCTAGAACCCCTCCAAAGCCTTCTGCGAGGGTAAGTCGTCAGCCATCTCGTTGAATACGGAGTTGAGTCCGTATATCTGGTTCAGGAACGGGACACTCCCGACCGAAGCGCGGAACGCTTCCCTGGAATACCCGTCGCCACGTAGCGCCTGGAAGGCACCCTGTGCTCCTATGGATAAGTTGTCCAGAGTCTTCAGCGAAGGCACTGATGTTATGGCACCAGAAGGCAGTCCCGTAGTCCTTGAGTTGAACACAGGCTCACCTACGGTGAGGTCCGCCGCCATATCTACGACCTGAGGAGCGATAGATGAGTAGGCTGAGCGGGCGACTGATTGCTTCGCCATCTCCTCCAACGTGATCTGATCACCTCTCCCGTTGAGAGACTCCCTGATCGCCCACGCCATGCTCCCAAACATCGCGGAGTACATGAACGCTAGTGCAGTCTGCATGTCACGACGTGCTACCCCAGACAGGGTGTGGATGTTGTAGGCGTTGACGGTGAAGGTCATGAACTGACTCATCAGCTTCCACAAGCCAGGCTTCGTGTGTGCCCATAGGGGTACGTTGCCTGCCGCAGACTCCTGAATAAGCCTGTTCGATTCCCGCTGAACCATCGTCATGAACTTCGAGTGCAGGTCCGGAGAAGCTTTAGCGAAAGCTTCAAGGTCCGTGCGTCGGAACGTCCGCTCCCTGTAGCCAGACTTCAGCGTAATCCCATGCTTCTTCATAGCAGAAGAGATGTTCGCCACGTCCTCAAGGCTGATACCCTGAGTGGCCAGTCGCTCGATCTCACCTCGTCCCAGCGCATCACCCTTGTGAGCCAGATCCTCGAAGCGCTTGATAATAGCGAACGAAGACAGCCTACGCTGGAACCGCGTCATGCGGCCCAACAGGGAGATGTTCTCGGCGGAGAACTTCTGAGCAGCCTGCAAGCCTGCTTCCAAGCGACCATCGGGGACCAGCTCATCGCCGGCGGAATCCCACCGAGAGAAGCTGCTGGATGGGCGGAGCAGATCATCTGCACCAACACCAAGCATTTCCTCGAAGTACTCGACTACGTCGTCTTCTACCTTACCGGTCTTCGCGTTCCTGATGAACTTACGGTAGTCAGCCACGCCGTGCCAGAGGACACCAAGCCCTCCGCGTGCAGCGACCATGCCAAACTCCGCAACAGAAGCCCAACCTACCTGGTTCATGTAGAGCAGGAAGTTAAGCCCTCGGATAGCGGAAGAGGATTTGGCTCCGATGCTCGTCAGGTCCTCGTTCTTCTGAGGCAGACCAGCTATGTTGCGTACCAGAGCGTCGGCCGTCACGGCTGCATTGTCGGCTTCCTTGTCCTTGGCGCCAGCACGCAGGGCAGACTCACGTACCTCATCAGAGAGGCGCGACAGGTCCGCGGATGTGCCAGTGATACCGATACGATCCTTCAGTGCGATCGCACCAGAGACGCGTCGGCCGTAGCGCTGCATGACTACCTCGATGTTGTTCTCGAGGATGTCGGCCATGGAGACACGACGTTCGGCTCCTGTAAGATCCTTCATCGTCAGGGCAGAGGTCTCGCTGATGTCAAGCCTACGCTTGGCGTTAGAGATGCGGGACTCCTTCGCGATGTTCTTCTTGATCCCTTGGAGCAGACCATCGATCGTCTCTTCGTCAGTGATGCCTGCCTGACGCAAGACATCAGCCATGATGTCCACATCGTCAACGGGCAAGCCATGTGCTAGACCAGAGTCCAAGCCTTCAGCCCTACGCGAAATCGAGCGGACGTAGCCACGGGCGACTTTGTCCAAGACGGACACGTCTACCATAGTTCCGTCAGCCTGTCGAATCTTGGCTGTCAGGGTGGCGAGCTCTGGGCTCCCTTCATTCAGTGCGTTGCGCACCATGTTGATGAGTCCTGCATCGCCGAACTCGGAGCGGAAGCGGTTGATCTTTGTCCCGTCAAACAGACGGGGGATGTAGTTAGGGTTGTCAGGTATGCCGTCATCGAAGATGCCAGCCCTCTTGCCTTCAGCAAGCATGTCCGACAGTTGGGTCCGGACAGTCTTAGCGACAGCATTAACGCTCGGGTCGGTCTCAGCGATGCCACGTACGGCGTTAGTCACGCGAGAGGCGAAGTCGTTCCTAGCCTTCAGAGCTAGGGCCGGGCGCTTGATGCCGTTGTTCTCTGCGAATACACGCCAACCAGCCTTGTAGGCACGGTTAGCAGGCACAGCGAACTGGGCGAACATCTGGTTCTGAAGCTCTGTAGCAGTACCGCGTTGAGCGTAGCCAGCATCCTTGAATCCAATGTGCTCAGGGAAGAGCCTGGACCCAAGGCCCCTTACGGCACCCGAAGGCGACCCAAGGAGATGCCGAAGACTGTCGAAGCGCGCACCAGTGAAGCGAGCCATAGGCGCCTCAGGGATAGCCCCAAGGATCTTTTGGCTGCCCTCAGGTAACTCCTCAAGACCTAAGGGGGTGGCCTCAGGTACGTCCTCAAGCTTCGCAGTGGTGACTACCGGTGTCCCATCCTCAGACAAGTCCACGTAACGCGGGCCGGTCTGCTCAGAGGGAACCTCGTCTACTAGCTTGTAGATGTTCTCGGTGGAGGCAATCTCCCCAAGCTGGTCCGTAGCTGCGTCAGCTGACTGGCGGGCCGAGCGGAAGAGCCCAGCGGCTGCTTCTCCGGCTGCACCTAAGGCTGCCCCAGCTGCCGTGGCTAGTGCCACATCAGCGATGGAGCGGGTCGGGTTGTCCGAACCTACGATAGCTTCCTGGATACCGGACTCGGTGCCCGCAACTACCGCAGTGGCCTGGGCCCTACGCATGCGATCAGCGATCTTCCCGATACGGAAAGCTTTGTACGCCGCAGCGCCGCCTACTAGCATGGCGGGATCAAGGATAGCCGCACCACCCCGAAGGGCAATGTTGGCGCCTAGACCCAACTCAGACATACGCGACTCAGCTTCGCTCATCTCTACGTAGCGATCCAGCTTAGTCTGATAGTCTTCCTCTGAGACGGCATCGCCTGCCTGCTCCCAGAAATAATCAAGTTGGCCGGACGGCACGTCCAAGGATTTAGCATCCTCAGCCACGCGGTCCGACGTGATCCCCCACTCGGGGTCTTCCTTTGCTTGGGGGGTTGTTAGGTAGCGGTATCCTGCCGCTAATGTGTTTTCGAGTTTGAAGGCATCCTCCGCCCGCTGCCCCACTCCCCGACCCTGCTCAAGCTGGATAGCTCTCATAGCAGGATCGGCGGAGAGTGGTGCATCAGTTTCTGTCGGAGTGAGGATTCCCACGTCTTCGGGGATGTCGGTAATTATACCGAAGGGATTTGCAGGCATGGGAAGTTTCCTCTTTGGGTTTGTTTCTAACGTGGGCCACGTCTACGTGTGAACGCATCGCGCTTACGCTTGTCTTCTAACCGGGCTCGCTCTTCTTCAAAAGCTTCCCGCCGCTTGCGCTCGGCAGCCCTCCGCTTACTCGCCTGCTTCTCTGCGCCCTCTCTAGTCAGGGCCTCAGCGTCTAGGCGCATCACGAACCTACCTTCATCAGTGTAGACAGCTATGGTCTGCTGTCCGCCTAGGGTCTCTGGTTGATACGAGTATACGTCAGGATCCACAGACAGTCCCTTCTCCGCTAGGAGCCGGGGGACTACTTTGCGGACAGTATACCTCTCGATATCCTTGTCCTGCCAGAGCGGGTAGATATCAGAATTAGGCACCACACGGCCTCCTATTACCGTAGTACTTGCCTCGTACATCTCTTCAGCCTTCTCGATCGCTTCGTCAGCTCCGTACCGCCCAGTGGCGATGAGCTGTGTAGCCCGACTTTCGATGTACTTCCTCGTCTCGATGTTGTCGCCGCCCTTAAAGCTGCGCACAGTCTTCCCTATCTTCCGGCGAGCGTCCCTACCCATTACCTCCTTACGAGCGGTAGGCAGGTTCTCCTGAACCTTGTCCAGATCACCATAGGCAGCGTCAAACGAACCATCATGCGCGGAGAGCAGTACGTCCAGTACCTCCATACGTCCTCGCGTCTTCTCATCTAGTTGAGAAGCAACAGCCGGCACCTGGGCTTGCATCGCCTTGTACTCTGAGTACGCGGTCTGCACAGCTTCAGGGTTAGTCGAGGCCGCCTGATTAGCCAGACGCTTCTTCAGTGAGGTAGGCATTCTACCATTAGTAGCCAACAACGCAAGCTGCGTTTGGGTCCTTTCCTCCGGCGGGGTGTTCTGCAAGAGCAGATCAAAGTCAGCATCATACTCTTTGGTAGGCAAGCCGTAGGCGCCAGACAGCAGGGTCTCAGCTCTTTGCGCTGCCTTCTCCTGTCGGATGCCACTCTCTTGGATGTCCAGCATATAGCGGAGCTGCTCCTTCTCAGTGATGAAGCCTGCCTCGCTGTATGCCTCTACCTTGTCTGTCGTCAGTGTACCTTCCAGCTGCTCCCTCTGAAGCTTGAGCCGGAAGCCCACATCGCTCAGTCGAGCCGAAGCCGCTCTCGACGCTGCCCGAGCTTTCGCCTGAGCCTGCGCCGCACGGATGCGGGGACCAAACGTGGGATGGTCTGAAAGTTTGGCTCCGTTGGAATCCGCTAGCTCCGCAGCCTGGAAGACACCAGGGTCGTTCCGCTCTTCGGCTAGTACTTCCAACTGACCTACGCGCCAGCGGTTAAACTCGGCGGGGTCTATTCCTAAGGACCTAGCTTCAGAGAAGATCCCCTGGAACGCAGCGTTGAGCTCGCCAGCAGAACCGAGGTTCCGCAGCGCAGCGCTAGCGTTGGTGAGGGTGGTCTGCAACGCCTGCTCCTGCGTGGCCTCAGCCTTAACAGCAGATGCAGAACTACGCAGGTTCTCGATACCAGCGTTCAGCTGGTTGGCTAGGGTGAATTGATACTCTTCGGGGGACTCAGCGTAGCCCTCCATATCCTGAACTGACTTGAAAGCAGCCTGGGCCGCGGACTCAAAGTCGTAGTCAGGGTCGTGTTTGTTGGTCTGAAGTTCGGCGCGAAGCTCACGGAGCTTCTCGTTAGCTTGAAGCTTCCCCTGGGCAGCACGGTAGCCTACCCGGAAACGCTCACTGACGTCTTCGATATCAGCCAAGCTGGTGCCTTCCTGCGCCGCGGTACGACCACGGGCTTCTTCCCTCTCGTCTTGCTTTGCCACGAGAGTTTGGAGGGCGCCACCTGCTTTACCGAAAGCGCCCGCTAGGCGTGTGAGCTTAGTGCCAGCACTAGGATCTGTCAGCGCTCGAACAGGCTGCGCAGTCACAGCCAGGCCCGAAGGCTGGACGAAGCTACGAGCGACCGGTTGGGCGCTTACCCTTCTTGTTACCTTTTGAGGCATTGGATGCTCCTTTGCGGCCTAGCTTGAGGCCTTGTAATTGGGTTGCAGCAGTTAGGCCCATCTCTAGAGGCGAGATGATCTGGGAAGAACGCTGGGAAGTACGACCCTCGAGGCCGCCTTGAGCTTCCGAAACACGCTGTTCCGCGGTCTGCCGGGAGCGGGCGGTGTCTAGTCCCGCCTGGAAACCAACGTCACGGAGGAGTCTGTCTGTAGTGAGCCCACCAAGACCCGCCTCACCAGATGCTACGCGCCGACGTGCCGCTTCCTTACGCGCCTCACGGTTGACGTCTACTTCGCGTGCGGTCTGCTGTTGTTGAATCTGTAACTGCTGGCGCTGCGTCGCTTCAACGTCGGCACGCTGCGCTGCTTTGATGGCTTGATTCTGGCCGATGGCTCCGAGGAGACCGCCGCCAACGGACAAGCCTGTAGCTAGAGCACTCGACCCTGTCAAGGAGCCGAGGGCTGGGAGGATGGCTGGGGTACACATAATTTGAACTCCACGAATTGTGTGCCGCCGTGGTTGAACGGCTGGTCAGATAAAGTGAAGCCTGTGCGACGTAGCCAGCGGTGAGCTAGCTTGTTGCCCGAGGCGACGTAGTTGTAGAGGAGAGTCTTCCCCTCGGCCATGAGGCCTATGTAATAAGGTGCGACCTTCGAAAAGGACACGACTGGGAATTTGGTGGTAGCGAGGAACCAAGGGCAGCCGACATGAGGCGCTCCATCGATATCCGCTACGCCCGCCATCAGGACAGGAAGGCCATCTACGAAGCCTACCCATGTTCGGCGGGAGGCCTCCACGCACAAGCGCAGGGCATCCTCTAGCTCCACGCCAGGATAAGAAGCGGCGACCTCTCGGGCGTCCCACGGTCTTATGTTCTCGGCGAAGTGCTTGAAATCTAGTTCCACTGTTTCTACGACCTTGAGATCTTTTGTCTCAGTAGTCATTGGTTTCTCCTGAAGGACGCCCTGGTTTCCCAGGACGCCCCTAGTTTATTGGATCACGGAACGTCCGCTAAACAGACCAGTCCACTCGACACTCAGCCAGCTAGACGCGCGCCAGGTATCGTTGAGTAGGGTGATGTCTAGTTGCGAGGATCGCCCTAGAAGCGGAACCTTAAAGGTCCCCGTGTTTCTACTCAGCTGACCTAGAACTAACGTCGAGTCGCCCAGCACCTTACCACTGAAGGTATATGTCTGGGTGTCCCTAGCCTTAGGTTTCACCGTAACTTGGTAGTTACCGGTCTCGAAGTGTCGTACAGACATCTGACGCAACTGTAGTCTCCCGCCTAACGTCGCTGTCGGAGAGCCGCTAGAGGTCTGCGTCTGGATGAACTGCTCGCTCAAGGTGTAGCTGGTTGTGTACTCAGTACCGACCAAGCAGGCCCCACCACTGTAGTCTCCTGAGGCGGTAACGGTCGTGGAAGTAGGCTTCGATGTGGTCAGTTCATGACCAGGGGAGGTGAAGCCTGTTCCTTGTACAACAGTTACAGCTGAGGAAGTCTCGTAAGGCAGCGTCCACGTAGTCAGATCTGAGCCAGAGTTATACACGCCAGTCAGCGTCGCTCGTCTATCTAGATGAACTCTCTCACCTACAACGGCGGTAGAGGCATCCGAAGCTAGCTCCATCTTCAGCAGGTGGATCCCATCTGACCGTTTACTCACGAGGTGTAGAGTCGATGCGCGCATCTCAGCGCCCAGTAAGGTCTCCTCCGTACCCAGCTCCCACCGCGACCAGGAGGATTGAGTCTTCTCGCTCCCTCGCCAATGGAACTTGTAGACGAACAGCGTGCTCGCCGCACCACTAGTCAACGCAAACATGATGTCCTCGTTGGACGAACCTGTAAGCCTGAAGGCTCCCGTCGGTATGTAGGTAGGTACGTGTGCTGTCACATCCGCAGCGTCGTTCGTAACGGTCTCAGGCTCCACGAAGTATTCCCGGACGCCAGTGAAGCTTCCTTTGTCCTCCGCGAAGTAGACGTTCTGTCCGATACCGAAAGGCTTCACAGAAGCCGAGGAGTTAAACTCCGTGGCGATATCAACCCTTGCGGTCTCAGGCGTAAGCAACGCTCCCGCGTTCATCACGAACTGCGCCTCCTCGGAGAACAACAGCAGAGACTTGTCAAAAGGTACTGCGTTGTCATACTTGGAGATGCGTCTATGGGGTGCGCTGCGAATGACGGGGTCGCTATCTAAGATCGCGGTGACAGTCTCAGGCCAGAAGTTGAAGTAACCTCCGGGGGCTGTCCCTACGCGACTTAGTACAACCGACTCTCCGGCACAGATACCCAGGCGATCTCTAAAGAAGAATACATCCTGGATCTCCTTACCAACGAAGGGCGGCTCCTTAGCAGAGTCACTGTCCCCTACCGAACGACCGTCCCACTGGCCAACACCAAAGGTGAAGGTAGTGCCATCATACGTCAGGATATGAGGCATCGTCAGCTGGTTGAACCCATTCTTCAGTCCAGGGCCGTAGGTCTCACGCCAGATACCGCCCGTGAACTTCACGTGGTAGTTGTCGAACTTGGTGGCCTGATCTCCTACAACCTCGTAGATCTCACCCTCGCTCGCAGCAGGCAGAGCAGCGAACGTCTGCGACGTTCCCGTAACAGCGGCGTAACCCGTCTCCTCGTCCAGCTGGACAGAGATGTCGGTGTTGAGGACAAAGGTCGTGTCGGCTATGGATATAGCCTTGAAGGTACCCCTAGGCGCGGCGGCCTGAAGGTAGTTAGTAGCTTTCCACGTAGCATCCGCCTCGACTGTACCTGAGGTGTACCCAGTGACGCGAGCTCGGATGTACTTCCCATTGTCAGTTCCCGGAGCCCAGGCTACGGTAGCTGAAGTTGTGGTAGTGTCGGAACGTAGCTCAACCACGTTGGTTGTGAAAGCAGCATCATCCGCTTTCTCCCAAACCACAGTTCCCGAGCCTACCTGCGATGCGAGCAAGATCGTGCTCGCAGCGTCAGGGATGTACACGAGACGTACCCGAGCTAGTTCAGCAGCGGCCGTCTTCTTCAGGAGCTTCTCTGTGTAGTCTGAGTATGCTACGGTCTGCGCCGCGCCTGTGCTTACATCAAACACAGACACGTTGTTCTTGTTAAACAGCGCTACGAATTGGTTAGCGGAGGACACCTGGATGTGGTGTACCCCTGGGTCAGCCGCAGGTAGCGGAGTGTTGATCAGCTTAGCGACGTGCTGGGTGGGAGGTCTTTTCTCTAACCCAGACGACAGCGAACTAAGCGCGTTTGTTTGCTCCTCAGCTTGCGTGGGGTGCCTCACGGAAGGTGGCTGCTGGCTCACGCCGTTAAGCAGGGAGGGTATCGCTTGGGTTGTAAGGGCCATATTACCACCTCAACTCGCGGCTACGATTTGCTCGTGCCAGGTGTGCTGTAACAGGATCGTTTAGAAGTGAGCGGTCTGCTGTTTCGCTATCGGCGTCCTCTAGCAGAATCCGCGCCTCGAACTCCTCGTCCTGCGTGAATGCTTCGATCGCATCGTCGCCCAGCACTCTACGCTGGAACACACGCGACGCGCGAACAGCGATGTAGAAGCGAGCAGCTTCGGGCAGGTCCTCAAAGTTGAGGAACCGTACGATGTCAAAGTCGTAATCCTCAGTGAACGTGAAGCTGTTCGTGTCTCTATTGTAGAGGAACGAACCACGCTCGACGATGTCAACGGAGGAGCCTACCACATCAATGCGAAGCGCATCGGTGGGGCGGGGGATCTGGTTGTTGGTGTCCCGAACCAATCTGAATTTGATGTCAGTGTTAAAGTCCCAGCCGCTGGCTTGGACCTTTCGGGATTCTACCTTGAGTCGTTGCTTAGCCATGGCTACATCAGCCAAACCTGAGACGGTCAAGGTGTTTACAGGTTGCTCGCCGATAGTCTCGAGCATCATGTTTACAGCTTCAAGCTCAGTAGTCAAAGTGAGAGCCATGAGAATTCTCCACGTGAGGGGAGGCCGAAGCCTCCCTCTAGGTTAGTGTGCGAAGGTCCGCACCTTTAGGTCTGTGCTTGCTCCTGCGCTGGATACGGCGACACGGAAGTCGCGTAGATCAGCTACGTTATCCACAGCGATGATGCCGTCTGCTGTTGCAGACCCCACGGAGTACAGCGTAGTGAGCGCGTCCGGGGAGTAACTCACAGCTACGGTAGCCCCATCCCATGTGCCGTAGGCATAGACCTCTACGGTGCTGGTCGGGCGTGGTAGATGGACATCCGCGTTACCGTTAGCGGTGAAAGCTTTATAATTGTCAAGGCTGACAGAGCGGTCCCTACCTTGGACCTGGATAGTGATGCTAGCAGCAGCCGTGGCATTACTCAGTGTAAAACGCACCAGAGGCGCGGAGAGCATGAATTTACCAATTAAACCAGCAGCGGCAGTAGACCAGATGCCTGTTGGGTAAGCAACCCAGGTAGTCCCGCCATCAGGAGAAGTCTCCATCGTAAGGACACCGCCGGAACCGAAGTTTACAGTACCTGTTAGAAAGATATTCAGGTCAGTACCAACCCTGTCGAGCTGGAAGCCGGCAGTGCTGCCGTTAGTGGTTAGAGTAGTAAAAGTATTTAGCTGGCTCATACGTTCATCCTTAGTAAAAAAGGGGGGCCCGAAGGCCCCCATGTTGGGTTTAGGCGCTCGCCAGTTCAACGGCAGCTTCAGGACGCAGGATACCAGAACCTACAAGCATCTTGGCAACGATCAAGGTGCCAAGCTCGCGGGGCTGATAGTCCATACGGACGCTCATGTCCTTCAGCTTCACCGTACCAACAGCGCTCTTGTGGAACACAAGACCCTGAGTAGCGGCGAAGTTACCCTGATACTTAGCAGGACCAGTGGTGATGTTGGTCGAAGGCAGGTTGTTCGACTTCACGATGCTGATACCAGCAACCTTCAGTACGGAACCCTCCGAGTACACGCCACTGCCACCCCAATCGCGGTTCAGCACGTCGGTGGTCTGAGCCATCAGGTAGTACTGAGCAGGACGCAGGACGGCATAACGATCATTCTCAGGAATGTTCTTCTCGTCCATCTTCTGGGCAGCAGCGAAGATGCCAGCAGCAATGGTAGCACCAGTCGTCGCATAACCAGCGTCAACCAGCTTAGAACCAGCGTCACCACCAGTGATGGTAGCGGAAGCGCGGGCCGCGAGGACAGCAGTCTGAAGGACGTGCTTGTCTAGCTCAGAGGCCAGCTCACGGCCGGTCTCCATGCTGTAGGTCGAACGCACGTCAAAGTGCTCTTTGGCTTCGTCAATCTCAGGAATGAAGACATCGGCGACCAGCATGTCGTCGATGGTGATGACACGCTCAGCGTGGTTCACCTGCTGGCCGACCAGGGTCGCACCAGGAGTGTGGTAGCCGGCAGATACACGCGAGGTCGCGGGGAACTGCGCGCTCTTACCGGAGTTAATGCTACGCACGGAATGCATAGGCATCATAACATTGGTCTGCTCGAAGGCAGCCAGGACTTCGCCACTGTACTGTTTCAGGAACAGAGCGTCGGACGCGCCAGCGCCATTGACCTGACCGTGACCGAGGATAGTGAAATTCGCCATTTGAGTTACCTATAAGGGGTTTTGAGAGAGTTTTGGGGTAGAGTCTACGCCGTCTCTCGGGGCAGTGTATCCACCAGGTGCTCCCCCTTAGGGGAATTGGTTTCAACACATGCCCCTTGAAGTCGGGCGGTTACAGCAAACCACAGGCTTGGCCGAGCCTATGGGGGAGCCCCGCACGTGGCCACGTGCAGAGCTAAAGGGTTAGAAGCTAGTACTCCGGGCCAGCTTAGCTTCGACAGACTTACGGTAGGCAGGATCGCTCATGTACCTAGCGTCTTTGATATCGCGGATAAATTCCTCCTGGTTGCTATACGCGGACTGAGAGTTAGTCGAACCTGCGCCAGTGACGCGGGTCTGTGGAGCGGTTCCTTCCGATGCAGTGTACTTCTCAACCAAGGCTTTCATCGCCTGCTGAGCTACCATCGCGTTGTTGCTAGCCAGAGCGGCATCGAACTGCGACGCGAACTGAGCATCAACACCACCACCTTTGGCCCACTCAACCATCGAGTCGAGCTTCACGGTCTCAGGTACAACGGAGGTGACTTCGGTGTAGAAGGCCTGCGTCTGCGCTTCCACGCCACGCACGTAGGTGTCAACTATCTCCTTAGAATAGCCACGCTTCTCGAGTTCGGCATAGTCTTCGGCAGAGAGTTCACCGCTGTTCTGCGCGTACTTGTCTGCATAGGTTTGGAGGTCTTCGGCGGTGAGCGGAGTCGCTCCCTCTACCTTAGGTACCTCAGGCAGCTCGGTCTCAGTCTCGGCCTTAGGCTCTTCTGCCTTAGGCTCTTCTGCCTTAGGCTCTTCTGCCTTAGGCTCTTCTGCCGTAGCTTCTGTCTGTTTAGTCTGGGTGAACTGTTTGTTCAGCTCGCTGTTGGCTTGAGCCAGTTTCTGGGCGGAGGCGGCCATATCAAGGGTGCCGTCTTCTTTCTTCACCGCATACTGCTCAGGCAGCCACTCAGGCAAGCCACTGGATTCTTCAGTCGCATCCGAAGGCAGACCCGCTTCCGCAGCTTTCGCTTCTTCAACGGACTGGGTAGGGATCTCTTCCGCAGCAACTGCGTCAATCTTTATTTCCACTGTTTTTTCCCCTTTGAGGGTAAGGGCGCCCGAAGGCGCCACATGTTTTACCGTTTGTTGAGGGCTTTCGCGATCGCCTCTCGGGCTTCACGAATCAGCTCATCCTGCTTATCGAGGCGCTCCTTCAAGATGTTCACCACAGAATTGATCTCTGGCTTAGTCTTGCGGCGGCGCTTCTTAGGAGCTTTGACAGCTGCGAGCTTTTCCTCCATCTCTTGTATCAGATCAGGCATTGGGTGCCTCCTGTTTCGCTTGGTCACGTATGGATCCCATCATCTGGTTTGCGGCGTCCGGTCCAATCTGCTGCATCATCTGCTGCATCTGGGCCTGCTGCGACGCGGCTGCCTGCTCCTCTTCAGAGAGGAAGAGGTCAGTAGTATCCACACCCCAGGCGGCAGCCACACGAGCAGTAAGCTCACGCGTCTTTACGCCCAACGCCTCAGTCACCTGAGGGTTACCTAACTGGGATAGGTCGGAGATGAATCCACGAATCTTATCAAGGTCGTGACCTCGGCCAAGAGCCTGAAGTCCGGTCGTGATACGTGGGCGGATAACTCCTGCTGGGAGTTGGGGGATACGCTTCTGACGCTGAAGACGCGCCAGCTGAAAAGCGACAATAGGAAGCTGTAGCTCACGAGCCAGAACAGAGTAGATCCCACCCAGAGCATCTTCTAGCTCTGACGCGGCGGCTCTAATCTCAGTAGCGGTTACCCTGTCACCACTCCTCTGGATCGAGGAAGGAAGCAGGAACTGCGCTTCAAGTCTGTCTGAGATGTTCTGCGCTTGACCGAATGGGACCTGCATGTCTGCGCCTTTATCGAGACGCATAGCTGTCACATCGGCCGCACTGCCGTTAACGATCGACAGGTTAGGACGCTCTAGATCCTTAGCTCTAGTCACGCCGTTCGGGTTACGTAGAATCAACGTCTTCGCTGAAGCAGCGGCGGCGTCGAGGAGGTGGCGAGAAAGTCCGTCGAAGGTCTTGAGATCGCCAAGAAGCATCTCAACAAAACCACGACCGTAGTCTTCACCATCAAGGCGGTGTGTCGCAGGGACAACCAAGGGGGTCTTCTCCTTAGGATAGGAACCCTCAGAGCCGGGCACCAGGACATCATTGATCTCCTGCTGCACCAACCACTTGTTGCCGTCTAGCAACCAACGTGTGTAGACTTCCGTGACCTTGGTGCTGTCTCCATCAGCTTTGGGAGCAGCGTCGCATGCCATCTGAATCTCAGGCGAGAGGGTCTCGGGGACAACCTCCTCCTTTGTGATGACTTCCAACACGTTCCCACTACTTGGGTCGCGTCGGCAGACGTACTGGTCAAGGCGAAATACACGAGCCGATCCCTCATCATCCTGCACGACAGCGATGTTGCCAGTCACTAGCAAGAGCTTGAGGCCCTCGGATAACTGCACACGGATCGTGGTGGACTCGAGGTCACGTACAACTGCACGCTCGATACGGGAGAACTCGTCTTCAAGTTCACCGCGCGTAGCGTCGCCACCTTCATCAACCATCTGCTGCACTTGATAGTCATCGACATCAAGCTTGAAGTTGGTCGTGTTGGGTGGCATAAGAATAAGGAGTAACTTAGAGGCGAGGTTGTTTACACCTCGGCTTCCAAGACCCTGGTAAGGGGTTGTGAGTTTCTGCGAGTAGGAGTGGCCTTCGGGCGGCAGCAAGTAGGGCTGCGTGTACTGGGCGCACTCTCGAGCTCGATCAAGGAAGGGCTCCCTGAGGGAGACCATAGCTGCGTAGCGTTTGCGTGCGCTGGCCATAGACTAGACTCCTAAAGTAGGCAACCCAAACGAGGACTGCTTAGGCTCAGTCGTTGCAGGCTTGCGGGAAATACGGAGAGACCGGCGCTTAGTGTCATCAGCTAAGGCGGGCGCGGTCTGCTTCGGCTCGGGAGGAGGAGGAGCAGCGGGGGCGCTCAGGCCTCCACCGAGAAGATTAGGTGTGCACATTATTTAGTCTCCGCTGTTTAGATGTACGATGTGACCTCGGAGGTCGTTGATGAGTTCGCGGACACCAGTCCGCTTAAGGCTGGCATCGATAGCCGCGGGCTCCGAGGAGCGAAGGCTTTGCTCGGGGTAATTTCGATCTAGCCAATCTACGAGAGGCTCGAGTTGTAAAGGTATAGGGTCTTCAGTGTGGTCCCCGGCGTAGAGCTCGGGCTGTGCTGTCCGTATCATATTCCCTCCTGGGGAAAAAAAGGGGCCCGAAGGCCCCAACAGTGGAGAGACACATGAGAAAG